ATATCGTATGCAGGCACGCCATTCTCGGTTGAGGCAAGCACTTATGCAGTTGCAGGCGAGGCAACAGCGGCTCAAATATCAGGGCAGATAGATATATCAAACCTTGTAATTTCAAACTCGGGGGCGACACAGCAAACCGTTATTCTTTATGAATTGGCGGCAAGTTCAACAACTATTGACGATGTAATAACCATTATAATTCCCGCATCGGCTGGGTTTTATCGCCCATTTGGTGATTTGGATTATAATGATAGAGTTCGCATAACTGATTTTGCGGTTAGAAAATCAACAACGGCATCAACAATATATGTTGGTGGAATTTATCAGTAAAAAATTATGGCACTAAAAACGAATGCAATTATAACTCTTGATGAGTTAAAGAGTTTTCTTGAAATTCAAAATGCAGATATACAAACTGCATTTTTAACAATTTACAATGCGGCAAGTGGGGCAACTGCAGCAACTGTGCAGGTTACCGCTACCGCATTGTTACTTGTTGTTACGGGCGGCGCGAGTGCAGGCACATCAACATTAACTTTTTCTGAGACGGCAAATGATACTTTGATGGAATTAGTTGTTGCTATAAATGCGCTTGGCAAGGGATGGGTTGCTAATATTCAGGGATATTCTGGCGAAAGTTCTGTAAGTTTGACAGTAAAAGAGGCGACAAGTTGTTTATTAGTGGCAAATATTTTAACTTTATATGGGACTAATAATTATCGCCTTGAAACTTATATCAATGCAGTTAGTGATTTTATTGAGAGAGAAACTGGACAAACCTTTAAATCATTGACATACACTAACGATGAGCAGGACGGTAACGGTTATCCTCTAATGTGGTTAAACCATTTCCCTGTGATAAGTTTATCGGCATTAAGTTACTACGATAGATATTCAGCCGCAACATTGCAGACATTAACTCAAGACACGGATTTTTATTTAACTTTGTCATCTGGAAAAATTGAACCAAGTTCTGGCGTATGGACAAAAGGCGTTAGAAATATCAGAGCGACTTATATTGCGGGATATTCAATAATCCCCGACGATATAAAATTATTGTGTATGCAAATTGTTGAATTGCGTATCAATAAAAGAGGAAAATCAGGTTTGACTGCGGTTACTATTGGAAGATACTCTGAAACATTTACAAAAGAGGCATTACCAATAGAATTGCAAAGCGAACTTGATAAATTTAAAAGGGTAATTTTTTAATGCTTCCAAATTCATTATTGCGACACACGGTAACTTTTAGAAAAAGAACTAAAAATCAAAGTTCTACCTCTGGTCAACCAAACTATATTTGGTCAGATTTTCAGGTGGGCGTTAGATGCCGCATTGATGAAGCGAGCGGGCGAGAATACCCTTCAACATCGGGTAAATATGTAAAAGCAGACCATATTCTTTTTGTAAATAAAAGTTCATTGCAATTTGCGATAAATGAAAAAGATTATAGGGCTGTGATTTCAAGTTTTGAATATAATATTTTATTGATTGCAGACGCAGGCGGTGCAGGGCAACATTATGAAATTGCACTTGAGAGGATTTACTAATGAGTGTTGAGTCGTTTTGGTTAGGAGATGCAATAAAAAAAGGCACGCGAATTGCTTGTAATAATGCCGCAAAAAAGGTTTGTTTGCTCGCAGAGAAAGAGGCGAAAAAAAATGCAAGCGGCAGACCGGGACCGAATGTACAAACAGGAAGATTAAGGGCAAGTATCACACATCTCGTTGCAGAACCAAATGAAAATAATATCATTGGAGTTATTGGCGCGGGTGGCGGTTTAGAATATGCCGAATATGTTGAATTTGGAACATCTCGGGCAGCAGCGTATCCTTTTTTACGGCCGGCAGTTGATGCGGCGATGAAAGAAAGCGAAAGTATATTTGCAAAAGAAATTAAAGAGGTTTTGGCGTGATTGAAACAGCATTGTATCAATATCTTGCGGCATATATACCATTAACATCGCTCGTTGGCACTCGCATAGAGCCAGTAGTTGCGTCGCAGGGAACAATACGCCCGAATTTAGTTTATTTTAAAATTGGCGACGATAGGAAATTTTCTCTTGATGGTTTTAGTAAATTAAGTGCTACTCGCTTGCAGTTAAGTTGTTTTGCAGATTTGTATGAGACGAACGGAAGTGTAATTGGTGCAAAAAATGTAGCAATACAAGTAATTGCCGCAATGGAAGCGTGGACTGGTGCATCAGGAATACAGGCAGTTTATTCTATTGGCGAAAGAGATTTGTTTGAGACGGAAACAGAAATACATCATATTCCATTAGATTTTATTGTTTGGCATTCTTTGTAAAAAATAAAAAGGGGGAGAAAGTAAATGTTAAAAAAAATGATGGTGTTGTTCAGTATGTTGGGGTTATTTAGTTGTATATGTTTTGCGAGTGAGATTGCAAACCACGCAGTAAACAGTGAAATGTTAGACGGTATTCATTCTACCGACCTTGTAAATGTTGCCGATGTTCAAAGCATCACTGGAACAAAAACATTTTCAAGTGTTACAATCACAAGTGCGGCAATTACAGATGCAGTTATAACAAATGCTTCTGTAAATGGTGTGGATGTAAAAGATAGGTTTGATGCAATTATAAATTCAACTGCGGCATTGCAGGTACAAATCACAAATAGCAGTGATACTTTATCGTCTTATTTCCCTGATAAAGTTGCGGTTTATGCGAGTACAGGAAATTTGCAATTGCAGATAACAAATAGTAGTTCAACATTGCAAACTTATTTTGCGGACAAAGATGCAGTTGCTTTAAGTACTGCGGCACTTGATGGTGCAATAGTTGCTATAACTTCAGGGACTTTTCAAAATTATTTTGCAGACAAGGCGTTAGTTACTTCAATTCAAAACTCAACTTTTACCGTAGCGAGTATTGAAATTGCGACACACACTTGGTCGGGTGATAATTCTTTCACAGGTGGTTTGTATCCTATAAAAGATGCAACATTACCGACGACTGGATTTTCAGAGGGTAGTATATTTTATAACTCAACTGAAAAAAGAATATACATATCAACGGAGACAGTTACAAGCACTAACAGTTGGGTAGTGTGCAACCCATAAAGTTTTAAAATATAAAAATTAAAAAAGGAGGAATAGTAAAATGACAGAACCAATTTCAGGTTTTAAAAGTACGATTAAATATGCGGCAGGTACGGCGATTGGTGAACTCACAAGTATTGGCGGCATAAAATTAAAAGGTGAGACGATAGATATTACAAGCCACGACTCCTCCGACGGATGGAGAGATTTTATTGGCACGGGAATAAAAGACGGTGGCGAAGTGCCTATGGAAGGGAACTTTGTTCAAGATGACGCCGGTCAGTTGGCTTTAATTGCGAGTTTAGCAACGGGGGCGACAGAAAGTTTTGTAATAACTTTCCCCGATACAAGCACTTGGACTTTTTCGGCGATTGTAACTGGTTGCGAAGTTGGAAAAGCTGACTTAAAAGACGCAATTTCTTTTGCGGTAACTTTAAAAATAACAGGTGCGCCAGTATTTGCAGGCGTAACAGATCTTAGTGTTGTAACTTTTACAGTAACAGCAGCGGTCGGTGGAGCGGCAGTATCTGATGCGGTAATTGTTTTCAACAATGAAACAAAAACAACTGGTGCAACTGGTATTGTTGCATTTTCAAATGTTGTTTATGGTTCAAAAACTTACGGCATCACTTGTACCTCATATGTTGGTCAGGCAAAAGTAATTGTCGTAAATGGCGCAACGGAAGCAGAGGCGGTTGCATTAGTTGCGGCTTAATAAATTTGTCTTGCCTGTATTATAAAAAAATGCAGGCAGGACATTTATTTTTTGGGGGATAAAATGGGTAAACTTGCAAAATGTATTGATATTGAGTTAGATAAACCTCGCAAATTGCTTTATAATCTTAATGCTATGGCGGCGTACGAGGAAAAAACTGGGAAAAACTTTTTGGATTTACCCTCTGAAAAAATATCAGCGACGCTTTTAAGAGTTGTTCTCTGGACAGGATTAATTCACGAAGATAAAAAACTAACCCTTGAGCAAGTTGGCGATATGCTCGACTCGGAAAATATGTTAGAGATACAAAAGAAAATAGTTGAAGCGGCATCGGCAAACTCACCAACTATTGAAAAAACAGATGAAAGTGAGGAGAAACTCCCTTTGGTGGAAAGCCCTCTCCCTTAAAGTTAGTTGATTTGTGGGCGGTAGGGCGTTTTGATTTAGGATTAAGTGAAGATGACTTTTGGGATTTAACTTTATTAGAATTTGATTACCTTTGCAAAAGAAAACAATTAAATGACACACGCATTGAAAGATATTCTGCACAAATTAGTTGGTTAATTTACAGTGTAAACAGAAGCAAAGACAGCAAAGCACTTAAAATTGATGACTTTATGATTAAATACGAAAAAGAAAAACCTAAAAATCAAACTTTTCAACAGATGAAAAGTATTGCAAAACAAATTACAAAAGCACTTGGTGGAGAAATTAAATGAGTGGTGAAGTCGGAAAAATTTGGATAACACTTGAGGCAAATTCCGCCGCTTTTATGAAAGCGATGGATGAAGCTGATAAAAAATTCTCTAAAACCAAAGAGGCGGCGGAGCAAATTGGCACTTCCGTGCGTAATATGGGTTTAGCAATGGGTGTTTTTGGTGTTGCTATCGTCGGCGCAATGATATTGGCGGTAACGCACTTAACAAAAACTTCCGACGAACTTGACGAAATGTCTATGCGCACAGGCGTAGGCACAAAAGCACTGCAAGAACTTGGTTATGTTGCAAAACTTTCAGGTGGCTCAATGGAGTCAATGGAAACTGCGTTTAAAAAAATGGCTATGTCAATTACTGCCGCCGGTGATGGTGTAAAAGGTTCACAAGATGATTTACAAAAATTAAATTTAACTTTTTCGGATTTGGCAGGACTTACGCCAGAGGAACAATTTAATACTATAGCAGGCGCATTGTCAGACATTAAAAATCCCACAGAGAGAGCTGCTCTGGCAGTCAGTTTGTTTGGGAGAAGTGGCACTTCTATCCTTCCGATGTTAGAAGGTGGGAGAGAAGGAATGGCGAAAATGCGTTCTGAGGCGGAAAAATTAGGTGCTGTGATTGACGAAAAAACAGTAAAAGCCGCCAGCCAACTCAACGATGAATTTGCAAAAGTTATGACGGGAATTCGGGGTCTTTGGAATAGTTTAGCAATTTCTCTTTTACCAACTGTTATTGAATTTACAGAAAAGGCAAAAACACTTGTAATTGCGGTTAGAGGGTGGATTACAACCCACGAAGCATTGTTTAGCAGTGTAGTTAAAATAGTCGCTGTAATAGGCGGTTTAGCCATTGTATTTGGCGGTTTAATGACAGTTGTCGGGTCTTTTATGATCATTGCCCCACTTTTAGGCACCGCTTTTACAATGGCTCTCGGCCCGATAGGATTGATAACCGTTGCACTTGGCGCATTGATTGCAGGTGGAATTTTACTTATTGCAAATTGGAATTGGGTTAAATATGTCACAATCCAATCTTGGCAATTTATAAAAGCAGTTGTTTTAAATTCAATTCTTGATATGTTGCAAGGATTGAATGTTTTGATTGGTTGGATACCAATTTACGGGGAACAATTAAAATCGGCAATGGAAAATGTGCAAAAACAAATTGAAACAGTTGATAAACAATATGCGGAAAACAAGGCAAATTTTCAAACTGAAGAAAATAAAAAAGAACTTGAACGATTAAAAAAGATTGAAAATGAAAAATTAAAAGCAAAATTGGAAGCTCTTGCTAAATTGCAAGAGAAAGAAGAACGAAAAGCCGCTGAAGCAGAAGCTGCAAGGGCTGAACAAAGAAAAATAATATCAGCAAGAATTTCAAAAGAAGAAACCAATTTACAAAAAGGTCTTCAGGCATCTTGGGCGAAATATACAAGAGAAAATAGTGAAATTGTTTTTGACTGGGGAGTTGTAATTCAAAATACAATTGGAAATTTAACAGCATCTTTAAGTGCTGGTTTTAATGTTATGTTTTCAAGTATTGGAAATGGATGGGACGGACTATCTCAAGGAATGCAGGCAATTGGCGATGTTTTGAGAAATGCTTTGATTGGACAGTTAGCAGATATGATGGCGAAACAAGTTATTATTTGGGCGACGGGAAAACAAGCAATGGCGGCTTTAACAATTATTTGGAAAAACATTGAGGTGGCAGCAAATGCGGCTGTTGGCGCGGCCGCGGCCGCGGCAGCGACGGCGTGGACACTTTGGGGAGCAATAGCGATTGGGGCGGCAATTGGTGCGGCAATTTTAGCATTTGGTGGAAAATTTACAAGGGGAGGGGTCGTCGGTGGAACTTCTTATGCTGGTGATAATGTTTTAGCAGCGGTTAATTCGGGTGAGATGATTTTAAATCAAGGGCAACAAGCGCGGTTATTTGATATGGCAAATGGTCGCACGGAAAATAACTCAAATTCTCAAACTTTTTCTGTTGGGGATATTATAATTAACGGTGATGTTGACGGCAATAATATAAATAGAATTGCAAAACAACTAAAAGAAGCGGTTAAAAGCGGACAGATTGAGGCAATAGCGATGGCAAAAAGTATGACTAAAATCGGAATATCACGCTCAGGCGAGGCGTATTAAATATGGCAAACCCATTTTTTCTCTCTCAAAATTATATTAAAGCAGATGATACTATAACAGTATCAAGCGGAAACGCTACAAAAGCACGATTGTATGATCAAAATAAAACTTTGCAGTGGCAAAGCGTTGGTGAAACTTCCGAAAGCGGATACAACACAAGCATTGAAATAGTTTTTTATGAAGGATTGATAGCAACAAATAGAATTTTTGACACTTTAGTTTTGCAGAACATAAATTTAAAACAGTTTAAACTTCAATGGTGGAATGGCTCCTCATATGTAGATATTTCAGAATTTTCTTTTACTGCAAACGCATTGACAACGATGCGAGTAAAATTAACCTCTGCGGTTACAACTTCAAAAATAAAATTGCTTATGCAAAGTACCATAACAGCAAACCAAGAAAAGAAAATCGGGCAGTTTTGGTGTTTAAAAGAAACTTTTGAATTAACAGAAGGCAGACACAATCATATCAGAGCCGATTATAAAGACGGTGGGAATTATCGCTTAGCATCAGGGACGCTTGAAACTTTTACACTCTTCAAAAAATATGCCGCAAACATTGACTTTGAATTACTTACATTGGCATCAATAGTTTTATTTAAAGCGCTTTACGACACTGATGAAAATTTTACTTTTTACTTAAATTATTCAGATGATTTGGACGCAATTTATAATGTTGTCTGGGTAAATACTTTTAATTACGACGAAGACACTTTAAGGGGATACTTTAAATTGAGTATGACTATTGAAGAACAATAAATGAAAATAATAACAGATGCTTTTCTTACGGCGCAGAACAAAAAAAACCTTAAGTATTTTTATGAGGTTTTAATGTATCGCCGTTACTGGGATGCAGGGACAAGCACTTATATTTGGGAAACAACAGGAACTGACATAAAACCATACATTAAAACTAAATCAAATATCAGTTGGCAGTTAGATACAGAAGGTTTAAACATTTGGCGCGTTAGTAATGTTCAACTTGAATTGAAAAATGACGCAGGACAATTTAACGAAGGAAACGGAAAGTTTTTTAATACAATTTATTTGCGTTTCAATACAAAAATTGAAATTAAAATCGGCTATGTTTTAGCAGATGGAACACCCGAAGATGTTTATTCTTTCACGGGTTTAATAAATGAAGATATTACAAGTAATTTTTCAACAAAAACAGTAAATATAAATTTATCAGGAAAAGAAATCCAACTTTCATTGGCAAATGCGGAAAATGTATGTCAAACAGTTACAGGGGAAACAATCGGGACAGGCGCACTTATTACAGAATTTTACACAGGCAAAAAAAATACTTTATCAGTGCAAAATGTATATAAAAATGGTGTTTTGCAAACGCTTGCAACTCACTACACGGTTAGCAATTTATATCACGCTTATTATGGGGCTTTGATAACTTTTTTAACTGCGCCAGTTGCAGGGGATATAATTACTTGCGATTACATACACGGAAATTCTCAAATCGTTGAAGGTGAACAAATTGGCACGGGTGCTTTGAACGCAGAATTTTTTACGGATTACAAAGGCGTTGGATTTATTGACGCAGTTTATATTGATGGCGAGGAAATTTTAGTTGACATAGATTATACCGTCTCAAATTTAAACGATAAAGATAATTTTGCAAAAATTACATTACCTCTTGGATGTGCGATAGGGCAGGTTATTACTTGCGATTATCGGCATTGGTATAAAAATATTGAGTTTTCAATTTTGATTGGATATTTGCTTGATGAGGCAGGTTTTCTTTCTGCCGACAGAACAATTGGCACGATAGATTTAGGGAATTTTTTAAAGTATAAATTTTGGAATACAAAATTAGATTTTGAAACTATGGATACGGTAAGTAGGAATGCTGATGTGGAAACAAAATTAGGGAGTGTGCTTGTTAAAGTTGAAAATTTAATAAGTGATGTATCCGTAAACAATAATTTAACAATTACGGGGACATTTCCACTACAAACAATTGAACCAACAAATTATACATATGATAATATTTATAATGCAACTGCTTTGCCTCAAAACTCTACTCCCGTATGGAGTAAATCAACATCAGGAGCGGGAACAATTATTGAAGAAATAAATCCATCTGGGAATTTACATATAAATATATCGGGTGTTGCAACTTCTATTTCGTATTCAAAAATTGCTGGATTACATAATGTGGATTTAGCATTAAAAATAAACAATGAAAGTGATGGTTATTTTGAAATCTTTGTGGAATGGACTCACGGTGAAGGACATTTTGTAAGAATTCAGAGAATTGACGGTAAAATTATAATATCGGGTGATGGTTTAAATTATGAATATACGGCAGCAGATGTAAATGATTTTCACAATTATCAAATGTTTTATGGAGTTAATAATGTTTTATATATTTTTATTGACAATCATTTAATTGGAAAAATTGACTCAACACCTATCGCTATTGCCAATAATATTAAGTTTACAAATGCCACCAATGGAACAACTTCTGAATTCTATTTAGGAACACTAAGAGATACTTGGTATTATGCAATTTTTGGTCAACTCGTTTCAAATTCAATTGATTTAGGAGTAAATTTTTCAATTGCAAATTTCGGAAAAATATTTTTTCCTGTTTCGGTGAATGGTGATAGTATCGCACTAATTACACAAACAAGTGGCAATTCTGATTTTAGCAATGATAATGATAATTGGAAAATTGCAACAATAAATGGTGATATAGCAACGATAAATTCAAGTACAGTTGCAAAAAGATATGTACGGTGGTCTATCATAGCGAGTTCTTATGGTTATTGTATTTTGTCTATGCCCGCACATTTAGTTGATGTTGTTGACTGCGGAACGAATTTAGATGTTTACAACACTTTCACTAAATTAGAAATTGTTAATGATGGTGAGATAAAAGTTTATTCTCAAAGTTCGGCAGATGACATAAATTATGACGCAGAATTAGAGGTAGTTGCGGGAATTATTGCTTCAACTGTTAAAAGATATATCCGTTTCAGAACGGTTTTAAGTTTGCTTACCGACGGAACTTCACCAGAGCTTCAAAAAGAAACTTTTACTTATAAAATAGACACTTTGAATATTGCACTTGCAGATTTTACAGGGCAGACGGTGCAAAGTGTGATTGAAGAATATGCAAAACTTATTAACTATGAACTTGGCGTTGACGCAACTGGAAAGTATTTTTTTAGAGCAAGAAATGTTGATACCACTATTGATATGGAATTATCATCTAAAACAAATATAATTTCTATTGACAATGATATTTCTGGGTGGGCGAGAATTTACAATTTTATTAAAGTTGTTATCGGCAAATTTATTTCTATTTTATCGCCAACAACAGAAGGTGAAACATTGCCACACAGCATAACTAAATACGGCTCTCGTGAGTTAAGTATAGAAAATTCCAGTATTGGGATTGATGACGACTTGGATTTAACAAGTGGTTTGGCAACAATTTATTATGATGAATATAAAAATCCTAAGAGAGAATTGAGAATACTTTGTAAGATGTTACCGCAATTAGAATTGTCTGATACGGTTAATATAAATTGCAATGTTTATTGGTACTGGGGCGATAGTAGGGTTTGGTGGGGTAAACCTGATATATTTTGGTATAATAAAAATATGATACCTGTTGCTGATTTATTAGCAAGTGTTGTTGGTTTGGAATTAGATATAACCGATTGGAAATTGTATATTATTGCGAGGGAGATATAAGATGCCTTCTACAACTGGAAATGCGAGAACATTTGCAAAAGTTTTACAAAATGGTGAAGGGAATATTCCCGATGCGACGGAAGTTATGGCAAATTTTGACCGAGTCAATGATATGTTTTTTATTTGCACAGAGGCAGAATTAGGGGCATTAACACCAGATACTAAAACGCTTTATCTCATAACCGATTGCGATGACTCAATAATGTTGCGAGTATATCGGAGTGGAGTTTGGAAGGCCATTCCGTTAATGGATATTGAATAGAGGGGAAGGGGAGAATATGAAAAAGATTATTTTATTAGGTTTAATGATTTTAGGAATTTGCGGGGTTGCAGAGGCGGCAAAGTATCAAATAAAAACCTCTACACAACCAAATGTTGTTGGGTATAGGATAATAGGGTCTCAATCATATTCAATCGGTGCAGATACAAGCACAGAAATTATTTTTTTATCAAGCTATTCTGCGATAATTCCGAATTTGCATTTAACTTCGGCGACATTTTCCGACGGAACAATTTTAACATCAACATCAGGAATTGTTTACAGTAGTACAAGTTTTCAGAATTATTTTGCGGACAAAGAACAGGTTAGATTATCAACAACGGCATTAAATTTAGCAATAACCTCAATAAGTTCAACAACATATCAAACTTATTTTGCCGACAGGGAAGAGGTAAGAATTGCAACAACTGCTTTAAATAATTCCATTGTAAATATAACCTCAGGGACTTTTCAAAACTACTTTGCAGACAAACAGGAAGTAATAAACTCAACAACTGCAATAAACACACGGATTGATAATAGCAGTACTACTTTATTGACTTACTACCCAGATAGGGCAGAGGTAAAAACCTCAACAGACGCAATCAATTTGAGAATTGATAATTTAACAACATCTTCTTTTTCAAAAACTGAGTTATTAAATGGCACAAATATTTGGACTGGAGAAAATAGATATGTATCTTATGGACTTATAGTAGAAAATATAATCGGTGATACTACATACAATTATAGAGGTGGTATATCAATACCTAATACATCAAATAGTAATATGACCTTTGCAACTGTAGGTCAAAGTGGTGGGGACTCAGGCGATATAAATATTAACACAGGCAATTCAGGAGGTGGGTCGGGTTATCATATTCCCGGAGATATAAACATCACAGCTGGAAATGGGGCTGCGTATTCCACAGGTGGAAATTTATCTTTAATTTCAGGTGCTGGCAATAGTGGTAATGGAAGTATATTTTTCTTAAACACAACAAATTATTTAGTTCCATCGTCCACATCAACAGTGATGAGCATTGCAAATAACGCGGTAAATATTTACGGAATGGTAAATGTATCTACAATAACTTTTGCAAATGGAACAAGTTTTACCACTGCAAGTAGCACAACCTACCAAAACTATTTTGCTGACAAATCATTGGTTTCAATTAGCACAAACGCAATCGGAGTTTCAATAGGTTCTTTGAAGCAACAATTAGATGATATTTTTATAACCACAAACACTTGGAGTGCAAGGCAACAATTTCACGAAATTATGTTTCCCGACGGTAGTAGCATAACAAAAATTAGCAGTTCAACTTATCAAGATTATTTTGCTGATAAGTCTTTAGTTAACATAAGCACAACTGCAATAGGGGTGTCAACAGCATCACTTCAACAGCAGATTACAGCAGTTCAAAACTCAACATTCTCAATTTCGGATTTAGCGCAAAAATCAATTTACAATAATTTTACGGCGACAAATACATTTAGCAATATAATTTATGTTAGCTCCATTGTTTGGTCTGACGGAAGTGTAAGCACGAGTACTGTAACTGGCAACCCAATATTTTTCAGTGTTTCGCCGTCCACAGGTATTGATAACGGTTATCTCGCAGATGGCATTAAAATAACAACAGGGAATATATCAGCATCAGGGACACCATCGGCAACTACTTTTTTAAGTGGGGCGGGTTCTTGGGCAGAGGCAGGCGGTGGAGTAACGGTAACAAGTTTAACTGTTACCGAGTGGCACGATTTTAATATAGGTGAGGTTTATGCAAGTTCAACAACTTATCCGTTTTATTACGGGCAGTATTTTTGGAATGAGAAAGAAATCACTTTGACGGCCGTTAATTACTACGCAAGTTATTTATCAACAGTTTCTGCTTGTAATTATGATGTTGTTTGGAGCTCTACGACCACAGGCACTCGCTATTGGGCGAGTGTTTTTAGTACTACAACTGCTTCAGTTTCACTTGTTGTTGATACAACCACTTATAACGGTTCTTTGGTAGTGCCAGACGCTAAAACTGTAATTCCTGCAAATTCCCAGATTGCAGTTTTATTTTATAATGCACCCGCAACAGGAATTGCCCCGACGGTAAAAATCAGGGTTAAATTTACGAGGTGGTCAAATGATTAAAATTATAATGGCATTATTATTTTTAGCGACAACCGCCTTTTCTGCGCAGGTTAATTCTTTGCAGGATAGTCCTGTTTTCGTTTCACATCTGAATGAAGGGCAAGGGACTTCAGTTACTGCAACAACAGGCACAGTTACCGCAGGGACAACAAACGGTGCTTGGGTTACTGGACAGTTCGGAAGTGGAATAGCACATAGTTATTTACATTATTCAACTTTAGGCGATATAGAATTTATTGGTGATGATTTATTTGTTTCGGCGTGGGCTTATCCTGCCGATGTTTCTTCTCAAGGGGAACGATACAACGAAATAGTAAGTAAGTTTGGAAATATGAAAGGGTGGCGATTAAATTTAGCGACTCGGAAAGGAATAGCTTATTGTTTTTTTAATTTTAGTAATGGAAACGATGCAGGGGCAACCGAGAATTATACTCCTTTAGCTGGTACTGAGTATCCTGCCAACAGATGGTATCACACCTGTTTATGGTTCAAGGGAACTTCTTCAGGTGGAGATGGGTTAATGAAAATATTTGTAAATGGAAAATTGGCTACATTGCAGTCAGCAGGTACGGCTAAAACTGTTTTAACCGACGGTGGGGGTACGATTCAAAGTGGTATTATAACTTGGAGTGGTAGTACCATTTATTCAAATAGCGGAATTGTTGATGATATTGCAATTTATAAAAATGTAAATAGTTTAACTAAAGCAAGAGCATTAGCAAAACAAATTTACACACAAGGCAGAGGGCAAAATGATTGACCTTAATAAATTTTTAATATCTATTGTAATGGGAGTTTTAATTGCTTGGTTTTTGTCTGGTTTGGTGATTATGCTTCACGCAGACACTTACACCTATTTGGTTAATATGTCTAATTTTCCGCAAGGAAGATATTGGTCAAGTGGTTTGTCAACTGCAAAAACTTACACCAATTTTACTGACGCAGGATTGAAACAAAGTCGGCAACCGTTTGAGAATACAAGATTTGAAACTAATTATAATAAAAAATATGGTTTATTGAATGTAACTTTAGATACCACCGCAGAAAAGAAGTCGTTTGCCTCAATGAAAAAGCAGAAACATATTAAATTACTCTCTATAAACGCAGTTGATTATATTTTTGACAGGCAAAAAGGTGGTTATGAGTTAATTCCGAGAAGCAAAACAATAAGTGAGTTGCCGTCTGATTTTTACGAGTTAAAAGTTTCAACAAAATAAAAGGGGAGTACATTTATGAGAGATTTGAATTGGAAAAATGGGAAACAATGGAACATATTATCGGTAATTTTCCCAGTTTTGGTAGTATTTGTTTCAATCGTTGGTGCGTGGTATTTGACTGGTTACAGAATTGAAATAAATGAAAATAAAGTTAGTATTTTAGAAGCAAGAAGCGAACAATATGGGCTAAAAATAAATACCCTTGAAACTAAGGTTGATTATATTGTTGAAGGAATAACAGACATAAGAAAAAAATTAGATAAAAGAGGGTAATTTATGAAAAAACTTTTAGGCATTTTGTTTTTGTTATTTTTTACAACTCAGGCACACGCTATTTTTGGGTTAGAAAAAATCCGATTGTTTGAAGCGGATTTGCAACTTATGAAACAAGATATTACCACCAAAGAAAATGAAAGTAATGTTGTAAAAGCCGAGATGAACGGAAAAATTGTTGGGCTTGAAAGCAAAATTGAAAAGTTGGAATTAAAATTGAACGCGCAGGGGAATGTAATTGCAGGTTTTAATAATAAAACTCAAAATCAGGTGGCTGGCAGAGATATAAAAAGCACAGTGGTAAATGATAGTGAACTTTTGAAATTTATTTTTGATAAATGGGCATATATTATTGGTGGTTTGTTTGGATTTATTCTTTCAATTTTAACGGGTGTTTGGGGAATTGTACAATTTGTTATGGCGATGAATGAAAGATTATTAAATGCAAAAGATAAAATGATAGACGACTTAAACAAGCGAAATTCTGCAAAGGAAGAAAAATTAAATGATTGGCAAAATGAAATGCTTGAAAAAGTAATAAATAAAAAGGGGGCAGTATGAAAAAACTTTTAGTGTTGTTGATGTTGTTTGGGTTTGTTGGTGTAGTTAGTGCGACGGAACTTTCAAACGGGGCGTATTTCAAGCTCGGGCAAATTGAATTTACCTACCCGCTTGCTAACACTTCTGCGATTGCATTATATGATTTTCAGACGGCAGAGGGTTTGCTCGGCGCAGAAACAAAACTTGTTTCGTGGCAGAGATTAAATCTAAACTTTGGCGCAGTAACATCCTTCAAAGAAAATGGGATGCCATTTTTATCACTTGATTTTGACTGGGCGGGGATAGTTGGAAATTTATCAGACACAAAACTTGCGAAATTTGGTATCTGGGCAGGACATGATTTCAAATTGAATGAAAATCATACAGGAATTAAAGCCAGTGTGCCACTTTGGGGTAATTAAGAGGAAAAAATGGATTTTAGAAATTATTTACTGACTTCACCGTCAAGGGCGTGGCAATCAATTATTTTACATCATTCTGCCACTTCCGATAGTAAAATTAACAACTGGGAACAGATACGGCAGTGGCACACAGGAAAAACAGGAAGTTCAGACCCAAAATCACCAAACTATAATTCATACATAGCAAAACCCGATTTAGACATTGGTTATCATTTTGGATTAGAGATGATAAATGGTAGATTGGAATATCAAATTGGCAGACCGATGACAATGCAGGGTGCGCATACTGTTGGAAAGAATGAAACCGCCATAGGTATTTGTTTAATTGGTAATTATAATAATGTAGAGCCAACTAAAGAACAATACTTTTTGCTTGCTTCTCTGGTGCGAGATTTACAGAGGCGATTTAAAATAGCCATATATAATGTTTTAGGGCATACCAACTTTGCGGACAAAACTTGCCCGGGCAAATTATTCAATCTAACAAAACTAAAATATGATTATATAAAACCCGCCTAAACCTTCCGTGATAACCCGCCTATTTATTTTGCAAAAGAGACACTTTTAAAAAGAGTGTCTTTTTTTATTGGCTTGCCATACAAACATAAGGGGTGCCTAAAAAAACCCGCTTAAAACGAATGCTATGACGGTGATTTTGGCTAATTTTGGGTATTTTGTGGGGTTATTGAAATACTTGTTACATTAGAAGTGTTTAAATTCTTGCGCAAAAAATTGCAAATTTATTTATTGCTTTCTTTTATGTCTTTTTAAAATCTTTAAAGCATTTATGTTAAAAACTAATGTCCAGAGCAGTAAAGCAAAGCGAGACCGTTGTGCCTTTTTAAAAAGACACTCTTTAATGTATGGTCGCAATTTTCACGCAGGTTAATTTAATGTCCGTCGCAGTTTTTTGCAAGCGTCTTGAGCAAGTATTAGGCGCAAAGTATGAAACACCCACTTGCCGACCGTTTGACATCTCTGTCGATACTTGAGGTTATAGAGCCAAGATACAATATAACCCTTAGGCAAACCCCGTCTCTCAGGTTTGCCGTTCCTTTATTACTTGTTGCTTTATGTAAAAACAAAAAAAAAGCCCACATCAATTAAATGATATGAGCTTTTGAAAACTATTAAATAAATTTTGAGAAAATTTTGCACTTTCAGCTCCCGTAGAACTTTAGATTTCGGCTGACCACAAAAGCTACGGGCAGTTGCAGTCAACCAAAATCCTTATGCAAATAATACCAAACTGTTTTTCATTTGTCAAATATCTTTAAATTTATTTTTAATCGTCGGAAAACACAATTTCACCGACTGAAAATAAAATCCCTTTTTTGCTCACCTGTGACTTTTGTCACATCTGCCAAAAAAAGCTTGACAAGCATTTAATAACTATGCTAACCTGTTATTGCAGGAACAAAAAAATGAACCCGACAAATTCAAAAACCAATCAAATGAAATTCAATCAAACATCTAATGTGGGGGGGGGGCGAGGTTTATGTATCCCTGTCGGGTTCGGCCTCGTTTCCCCACGGTTTTTATATATAGGTAATAAAATATTATTAAAGGAGAGAAAAAATGAAAGGATTTAAAGGGTTTGATGAAGGATTAAAATGTAAAAATTTTCAGTACGAAGAGGGAAAAAAATATAAACATGATGGAGCAGTAGAATTGTGTAAAGAAGGTTTCCACTTTTGCGAAAATCCATTTGATGTTTTGGATTATTACGATTTAACTACATCTGAATTTGCAGAAATTGAGGCATTGGGAGAAATAAAAAAAGATGCTTCAAAAAGTGTAACTAATCATATCAAGATAGTAAAAAAAATAGTATTAAAAGATTTTATAACTTCCGCAATAGATTTTTTAAATGTCATTTGTAAAATAAGAAATTCGGGCAACTTCGCAAAAATTGCGTCCTCGGGCGATGCCGCACAACTGGCGTCCTCGGGCTATGCCGCACAACTGGCGTCCTCGGGCGATGCCGCACAACTGGCGTCCTCGGGCGATGCCGCAAAACTGGCGTCCTCGGGCGATGCC